TTAATTATTCATAAGATATTCAATAAGCACATCAGAAAACGGCTAATTCAGCCGAGTAAATTCCAAAAAAATTTTTAAAAATAAAAAAGAGTTAGGAGTTATAAATGCAGGGCGGTGAATACCAAAAATTGGCTATGCGTACTAACGATAAAATGGCTCATTACAGGCTGTGCACCGAATTAACCGGTAAGCTTCCAATTAGTCCTCTAACAGAAAACAATGCTAAGTGTAGCAACATAAATGACATAGCGGGACTTCTTAACGGTGTCTTAGGGCTAACTGGTGAAGCTGGTGAAGTATCAGACCTTGTTAAAAAGGGCATATTCCACGAAAAAGGTATAGAACTAGAACACCTCAAGAAAGAGTGCGGTGATGTAATGTGGTACGTTGCTATGATTTCCGAAGCTTGCGGATTCAGTCTTGATGATGTAATGCAGACAAACATAGATAAGCTTATAGCACGTTATCCGAATGGCTTTGATTCTTACAGGGCTAATCACAGACAGGCAGGTGATATTTAATGGGAAATGCTGAAAATAATGGGTTTTGCGTTAATTGCATAAATAAATCATTACTATTTAGCGTAGAACCATGTAAAAGCTGTGTTAATAACGGTGGTAAGAAAAATAGTTTTACTCCGCTTAAAGATGTTGCTCCTAGCGTCAATGAAAAGTCGGTAAACGACAATGTTAATCATCCGAGCCATTATGAAACTGGCAGCTTTGAATGTATAGATGTTATGTTGGAAACACAGGGCAAGGAAGCTGTTAAGAACTTTTGCTTATGCAATGCCTTTAAGTACATTTACAGACATAATAACAAGAATGGCTTAGAGGATATTAAAAAAGCCAAGTGGTACATTGACAAATACATAGAATTGTCAGAATAGCCACTTAATGCCCCTTAGCCAAGTGGTAAGGCACCGGATTTTGATTCCGTTATCGTGAGTTCGAGTCTCACAGGGGTAGTTTATTTTTCTTTTTATTTGTTTGGCTGTTCATTATTGTGTTTTTGCATTTTACACAGAACAGTCCTCCTTTCATGTACCTCTTTGGATTTATTCAGTTAAGGGTAGTGCAAGACTATCCGAGAGGTTTTGCCTCGCACAGAGGCGTGAAATTCAACTTATCAAGGATTTTTCTTAATACCCCCGACTATTTATTACAAAATTCTTGGTAGCCGTTACAGGCGGCATATGCCGTGTGTCCGGTTGGTCGAGGAAGCAGTCTTGAAAACTGTCTGGGCGTAAAAGCCTCCGGGGTTCGATTCCCTGACACGGCGTTCTCGCATGTAAACTGAAAAGAGGAATAAGTTGTTGGTTATCTGTATTTCTCTAAAACCACCTACATGTGAGTTGATGTGTGGCGGAATGAGTAAACGCTAATTGATGGTTAAGAGAACGGTGTGCGACAAGGATTGCTAGAACAAGTCTGGTAAATAGCTGTAAGCAATTACACCAATAAATCCGTTAGAAAATAAAAATCCATTTATCCCTATTCGTAGGTGCAGACTAACTGACGGAATCTCATGTGTGGTTCAAATCCACACCACATCAATTACAACAAACTAGGTTAGCTACCGAAAAGCAGACTACGACTGCCTGTTTGTTGTTATTATTAATCGTAGGGTTGAGCGAATAAGGTGGAACGCTCTTATTATCTTTCGTAGGAGGTAAATAAAATGACAAAAATTAAAAACGAAAATTACATAGCAATTCAAGGCTTTATGGTAAAGGAATTAGGACTTACAGGAAATGAACTAATTGCCTATGCTTTGATATATGGTTTTTCACAAGATGACGAGAGCGAGTTTAGAGGAAGTTTGAATTATGTTGCAGAATGGCTTAATTGTTCAAAAACAACAGCATTTAATCTTCTTAATAAGCTGGCAGATGATGGCTTTATTAAAAAGACAGAGAAACTTATTAATGGAGTAAAATTTTGTAATTATAGTGCAATTAAACCTAATGATGAGGAATTGAAAGAAATAAAATTAAGAAAACAAATCCGAAAGGAAAAAGAAAAACTTGAACGGAATTCAAAAAAATTGAATACCCATTCAAAAAATTTAAAAAGCCGTTCAAAAAACTTGAACGAGGGTGTTCAAAAAGTTGTAACTAATAAAAATAATATAAATATAAAAGATAATATAAATGACAATATAGATAAGGACTATACATCAATTAACATTGATGGAGAGGTACATACATCGTTTTCAGAGAAACCGACGGCAAGAGCTGTCACAAGAGATGAAATGTTGCTTAAAGAAAAAGATATGGTCGATAGGTTCAATAACATCTGTGACAGCGACATAGACAATTCAGCTATATGTGATTGTGTTAAAGACGGATTTAAGACTTATATACAGCTATATGAAATCTATTTCCACAAAGTACACCCAATACTTACAGATAAGACATTAAAGAATGTATGTTTTGTCCTATCAACTATCACAGATACAGAACACGGACATTTCGACGCTGACGCTATATACGAAACAGACGATAAGGGTATTACAGTTTTACAGAGAATGATTAATGACCATTTCATCAGAGAACACAGAGAAAGCACCAACTACTCAATAACACATTTTGCCAACGCTGAATATCTTGGCAAGCTGGCAAATAGATTTATAGAAATGTAAAGGAACAATGTTTATGAAATTAATATTAGGCATAGTGTTACTGATATGGGTTTATTACAACATCAAATACATTGAAAGAGAAGATATATCTATTGCAACAGCTGTTAAAGAGGGAATGTCAATAATAATATATTTACTGACAGGTATATTGGCAATTATGATACAGAAAATGATGTAAAACAGACAAGGAGTGATTATTATGGCAGCAGGAGTACATCCACTAAACAAAAATAAGTTTTACGAAGCAATTAACCTGTACATATCAGGGCAGCTTTCGCAGGAAAAAGCGGCGAAGATAGCTGGCTGTAGCAAACCAACATTCCTTAAATACGCTAACAAGATTTATGGCGGCGAGGAATTACCAGATAATTTATGGGGGAGAAAGTAATATGTGTGAATTTTGCGAAGAAAAATTTCCCATCGTAACACATTATGGCAAATTTAAGATTGATAAGTTGTCAAATAAACCTGTAATTACATGTGACTTGAATAAATGTCCGTCCTTTGCGGTGTGTTGCAGTAAAGATATGAATGTTGAAATGGTAATGGAAATAGCCTATTGCCCTATCTGCGGTAGAAAGTTGGCGGGAGAATGAATGAAACTATTTTATATATTTCAAAATCAGAACAGGATATACGAAGTTTTCTGAAATATCTTCAATCAAAGCTAGAAGCGGAGCAAAAGGAATGTAACCTAGATGAAGAACACGATATTTTAAAAGTGCCAAAATATTACGATATTGTCGGAAAGAACATTTACGGCAACAGGCTTGGGGTAGGATATGGATATTGCAAATATTATTGTTTTTCAGAAGCGTACGATAGAAATAAATACAGCAATACAGAAAATGAAAAGCTTAAAGAAATTCTTATGCACACAAGAGAGGGTGCGGAGAGAATATCGGGGCTTGATATTTTATGTATGCTAGGGTTGGTTTAAAAGGCGGTGGTAGAATGAGTAATATACATAAATTCAAAGTAGAAGCAATAGAAGGACACCCGGAATGTGCTAAAGTTACGATTGATGGCGAACAGTGCTTATTTAGTTCATATAAGATAGAACATTATGCCGGGAGGCTTCCAATGGTCAATATAGACCTTGTTGCCAATGTGCAATATGAGCAAGACACGGAAATCAACATTGTAAACTTGCACGAAATAGCTTCACTGATGGATAAGAAAACATTCAAGGAGTTTTGCAGAACCTGGGAGGATATTCACGATGAAACACAACAAAGAATGGCACACTTGCGACAGGTGCGGTGCGGAAATAGAAAAGCCTAAAATATGGTATGACCGAATATTCCCTTATCTAAGAACTGTAAATTTAAAAAAGGCTATGTCTTTCAAGGAAATATTTACGGAAATTAAACAAGGGAGAATAGAGCCGGTCATAAGTACAAATGGCATAGAAAACATCGTATTAGAAGAATACTATTGTACAAAGACAAAGCAAATTGACTTATGCCCTAAATGCAGGAAAGATTTTGAGAGGTTTATGAGGAATGAATGATTGTTCAAAATGCAAATTCAGCGAAGAAGATTATATTTTCGATGAAGAAATAGGAGAAGAATATCCCGTCTACACTTGCGCTAAAGGGAATGATACAAGCTTAAATTACAAGTGCAAGGATTTCAAGGAATACAAGCCGAGAAAATATAAAGAAAAAGATACAAAGTGCGATAAATGTGAGCATCTTGAGATTTGCCTCGATAAAGGCAATGTTATTGATTGCAAGACAGTTTGCGATACAAGAAGTCATTATATAGCTGGCAGAATGGGGTGCATTAAAAATGAATGATTGTAACTTAACTACTTGCCGATATAACAAAGACAATAAATGCACAAATAATGAAAAGAGAACAGAATGTGTTGAGGTATCTGGAAAAGTAATGGGTATTGATGTTTCTGTTGATGCAGTTAATGAGTACGCAAAATCAATCTTAGGAAGATACCCTAAAGACAATATGGAGTTTTCAAGAACTTTAGCAATGAAAATCTTAGAGGAAACAAAAGCATTAGTGAATATCGTGAGAAAGGAATGAGGTTATGAAAATAATTAAACAAGGCAATTTGAACATAGCCAGAAAACCACTAAGGTTTGAATGTAAAAATTGTGGAACGATTTTCGAAGCAATCAAACAAGAATATATATACTGTGGCGACCAACGAGAGGGCGATAACTGGAAGTGTGAATGTCCTTTGTGCCACAAAATGGTTTATTGCAGCTAAAACAATTATTGCTGATTATCAGCAGAAAGGAAAATATTATGAAGAAGAAAATTATAGCAGTTGTATTAGGATTAACATTGTGTTTCGGAATGACAGGATGTGCGTCATGGGACAGAATGGTAACAGATATGAAAAGTGATGTAAATGGCGGTATGCAGAGAACAATTACTGTATATACGGCAGATGGTAAAGAGCTTGCAACATATGAGGGCAAAATTGACCTTAGCATAAACAAAGGTGGATATGTTAAGTTTGATTTTAACGGAAAGAGATACATCTACTACAACTGCTTTGTAGAAAGCATTGCAGATATTGATTAAGTGATTTTGCCGGCTACAGATTGATTGTAGTCGCTACCCTAAAACAATTATAGGCAGAGGTCTATAAGCACCTTTGCTGAAAGGCGGAGGTGCTTTTCTTTATGGCTAGTCAGAGTCTTATTTCTACAGTTAATGGATATGAAAATTACATACAGAGAAAAGGTATTGATGAACAGGTAATTAACGCTTATACAGACGCTTGCAATGTAGCTGTAAATGGCGAAAAAGACATTGAGTATGGGCTACAGCTTACTAAGAGGGCAAAAGAGCTTATAGAGGGCTTCTGCACGGCTAAAACAGGTGGAACGATATGGGATTTAGAGAAGTATGCGTTTGCAAATAAAACGGAATATGAGCTGATTAATTGGTTTTACGATATTTTACTGATTGAAGCGCAAAACAAGGTTGTTGACAGTTTTTTTAGATACATAGAAAAGAAACGTGAACCTAAAGAAAGATTCTATATGCCAAGAAGAAAACAGTTTATCAAAATAGGCTTAATAGAAGCATTACAAGGCATGATTGATGATAAATATGATATTTTATGTATTTCTCTCCCACCCGGAACAGGAAAAACCACAATCGAAAAGTTTTTCCATTCTGCGGTTATAGGTTGGTACTCAAACGGATATAACCTTTTTTATTCACACAGCGGAGACATTACACGAATGTATTATGATGGAGTATACGATATTGTCACAAACGCTGACGAGTATACATGGGGAGAAGTGTTTCCTGGACTTGAAGTAACAAGTACAAATGCAAAACTTGAACAGTTTAACGTAGGAAAATATAAGCCGTTTCAATCTGTACAATGTACATCCGTCGGCAGTAAAAATGCCGGTAAAGTCAGAGCCAATAAATTTCTGCTAGTTGATGATATGATAGGCGGCATTGAAGAAGCACTAAACCCAACCTATCTAGATAAATTGTGGGATAAATATGCAGTAGATGCACGACAAAGAAAGATACCGGACGAGGATGGAAACCCATGTAAAGAAATACATATTGCTACAAGGTGGAGCGTTAGAGACGTAATAGGACGTATTATACAAGCTTATGAGGGAAACAAACGAGTTAAAGTAATATCCGTGCCTGATGTAGACCCAGTAACAGGAGAAAGTAATTTTGACTTTGAATTTGGTGGCTATACAGTAAAGGATTTTGAAGATATTCAGCTACTTATGGATGAAATCTCATATCGCTGCCTGTATAAACAAGACCCTATAGAACGTGAGGGCTTATTATTCCCGGACGATAAAATCCGCAGATACCTTAATCTACCACACGGAGAACCGGAAATTATCACAGCGCAATGCGATACTAAGGGCAAAGGAACGGATTACTTTGTACTACCTGTATTGCAGAAACACGGAGAAGATTATTACTGCGTTGATTGCGTATGTGATAACACAGCAGATTATGAAGAACAATACAGAAATGCCGCAGGTGTACTTGTAAATAACAAAGTGCAAGAGTGCGAATTTGAGCGTAACGCCGGCGGTGACAGAGTAGCAATGGAAGTTAATAAGCGTGTAGAGAGCGTAGGTTGGATATGTAATATTACAGATACGCCTACAGAAACAAACAAAGAGGCAAGGATTTTTCAATGCTCTAACTGGATTTTGCAACACATTATTTTTAAAGACGCATCACTTTACAAACCTAATGAACCATATGGAGTAATGATGTCGCTTTTAAAACAGTATTCAGTATCAGGGAAGAAACAGTTAGATGATGTACCAGATGTATTTTCAAATTTTGCATTGAGGATGACAAAAGGGAATCGGGTAAAAAAAACAGTCATTATGTCAAGCCCAATATAGGAGGTTAATCTATTATGACAACTAAGGATTATCTGAATCAGATAAGTTATTACAACAAGATAATTGATAATAAATTGATAGAAATAACACAGTATAAAGAATTATCGTACAGCATATCAGCAGTTGTTAATGAAGAAAGAGTTATGTCATCATCAGATCCAGACAAAACAGGCTGCGGATATGTCAGACTTGAACAAATGGAAGAAAACCTTGATAAGCTTATAGATAAATACATTGATGTAAAGAACAAAATAATAGAACAGATAGAGCAGATAAACAACGAAGATTATTACACAGTATTGTTTCTAAGATATATTAGAAAATTTACATTTGAAAAAATTGCAAATGAAACAGACTGGTGCTGGCGGCAAGTACACAGAATACATGCTAAAGCCCTGCAAGCCTTTGAAGATAAATATGGAAATGAATATTTATAAAAGATGTCATAGAATGTCATATTGCACTAATGATATACTGTATCTGTAAGAAGTTACAAAGATGTTTTTCATAAACACATTCCTTATCGAAAGCACCGTTACTTAATTGTGGCGGTGCTTTTGTTATGCAAAGAGGTAATATATGGGATTTTATAAAAATAAAGATAAGTCAATTATGTGTCCGAATTGCCATAAGTTTTTAACTAAGGCAGATAAGAAAGACCCACGCACACACAAACTAGCTTGCAAACATTGCGGCAAATGGATTTGGTATGTGCCGAATGATGATGACAATTTTCAGATTAAAGAAATTCCACGGAGTAGAAGCTCAAGTGGTATGACATTTTATTAGAGGTGCAAGAAATGCAGACAGGAAGAATTGTATTAACAACGGATGTTCCGGAAATAACATATGAAAATGTGTTAGATGTATTAAGAGATGTCTTTTCAACACACATACAAAACGCCAACAGAATACAGTATCTTCTTGATTACGATGCAGGAATACAGCCGATAATTAGGAAGAACCCCAAAACTTACAGACCGGACATTGATTGTGAGTGTATAGATAATGTCGCTCATCAAGCATCAGAATTTTGGACTTCATTCGCTTGGGGAAATCCTATTTCACTTGTGCAGAATGGTGATGGAAAAGAGAAATTCGTTGCAGACGGAATATCGGAACTTAACAAACAGTACGAACTTGCAAAGATTAAAGCAAAGACGCAAGACTTGGGAAGATATGTAACAATCGGGGCGACATGTAATGTTCTTGTAGATGTAAATATGGAATGGAAAAAGAATAAGCCATATTTCACATTAGACATATTAGACCCACGAACATCATTTGTAGTGAAGTCAAGCTATTATTCCGATAAGCGAACAATGATGGGCGTTACTTACAGACACGATAGAATAACCGGGAACAACTACTACACTTGCTTTACAAAAGATTTCCGCTTTGAAGTGGTTAATCTCAATAAGATTGTGAACGGAGATTATACGAAAAAAGAAGCGTGGAGACATCAGCAAAGAAGCGGGGAAGTAAATCCGCTTGGAATTGTGCCTATAGTTGAATATTTTAGGGCATATGACCGCATGGGAGTTTGGGAACATCAAATGTCTGAGTTAGATAATCTAAACTTACTCATTTCAGACTTTACCAATGATGTTGAACAGAATACGCAGGCGGTATGGCATACAAACGATGTTGACTTCCCTGTAGAGAGAAAAGTTACAGACAATGAGGATGGCACACAGACTATTGAAGAAACTGTGAGAAAGCCAAAATCCGGCGAATGGATGCAGACTTATACATCTGCAGACGGAAAGACACCAATTGTTGAATCTCTTGCAATTAATTATGATTACACAGGGATGCTCAATAACATTCAATATCGCAGAAACAAGATACTTGAAAAATGCAATGTTCCACTTACAAATGACAATGCATCTAACATAACAGGTGTTGCGGCTAGTAATGCAAGTGGATGGGACCACGCAGAGGCAGCAGCAACAAAGTTACAGATGATAACCGAAAGCTGCAAAATGGATGAACTAGAAGTGGTTCTTGCGGCTATTGATAAAAGTCCGTATGTCCCACAAGATAGTCCATTAAGGCTTATAAGCCTTGAGGATATTGAAATTAACATTAAGAGACAAAAGCTATATGAATTATCAACAAAAGTCAACAGTATAGCAACACTTATTAATACAGGCATTAATGGAGGAAAAGTACTTAATGCAATTCCTGTATTTGACGACCCTAACGAAGTTTGGGAAGCAAGCAAGGAAACGGTTGAAAAAATACAAAAGGGCAATATTAAAGATGATACAACTAACAATGACCGCACGATGCAAGACTTGAGCGACCAAGTCGGCAACAGCCCTCTGATTGATAAGAGCAGAACAAATAAATAATCAAGGTATATAGCCACTGGGAATTATCCTAGTGGCTTTTTATATGCACAGAGAAGTGGATAAAACACAATGAGACAGAGAAGTCAATAAAACACAGAAAAGTGAGGTAACGAAAATGGCAGATGAAGCTAAATCAACAGCAACCGAAAACCCAACAGATACAAAGACAACCGAAGTAAAGCCAAATACACCAACAGTTGAAGAACTGATGGCACAGCTTGCTACAGAAAAAGCAGACAGAGCCAAGGAAAAGCAGGCACTTGATAAGGCTTTAAGGGAAAAAGGAGAGCTTACCAAGGCTTTAAGAGCAAAGCAGACAACCGAGGAGCAGGAAGCGGAAGCTAAGGCAGAAGCGGAACGCTTACAGAATGAGAAGTATGAGGAAGCTGTAAAAGAACTTAATCATATTAAAGCGGTTAATGCTTACAAGAGCGTATCTGAAAAGTCTGTAGAAAAACTGATTGATGCAGTTTCGGACGCAGACCATAACACTATTGCAGCAATTATAGAAGCTGAAAAGAAAACAGCAGTCGCAGAAGCACAGACTGAATGGATGAAATCAAGACCTAGAGTTAATGCAGGGGGAGAATATTCCGGCATGACAAAGGAACAGATTATGGCTATTCCGGACAGAAATGAGCGTAGAAAAGCTATTGCTATGAATATGGATTTATTTAATTAGGAGGTAAATATGGCGGCAGAAGAAAATTTAATTGAGAAAGCTGACCTTGTAAGAGCAAGAGAGGTTGAGTTTGTAAACATTTTTAGTGAGAACATCAAGAAGTTAATTGAGGCACTTGGAGTAACAAGAAAGATTCCAAAGCAGGCGGGCTACACATTAAAGTCCTACAAGGCTACAGGAACACTTGAAAACGGAGAAGTCGCAGAGGGCGAAACAATCCCACTCTCTAAGTATCAGACAGTTGCAGTAAACTACAAGGAAATTACTTTGAAGAAGTGGAGAAAAGCCACATCGGCAGAGGCAATTATCAGTGGAGGCTATGACCAGGCGGTACAGATGACAACTGACAGAATGTTACTTGATGTTCAGAAAGGCATTAGAGGCGACTTTTTCACATTCCTTGCAACAGGCACAGGAACAGCAACAGGCGTAGGTTTTCAGGCAGCACTTGCACAGGCTTGGGGACAGTTACAGGTCAAGTTTGAAGACGATTCAATCGAAGCTGTATATTTTATGAATCCACTTGATGTAGCTGATTATCTTGCTAAAGCACAGATTACATTACAGACAGCATTCGGCATGACTTATGTAGAGAACTTCCTCGGTCTTGGAACTGTTATTTTTGACAGCAAAGTACCAAAGGGAACCATCTACGCAACAGCAAAAGACAATATCGTACTGTATTACATTCCTGTTAATGGTGCAGACCTCGGAGAAGCGTTTGATTTCACATCAGACCAGACAGGTCTTATTGGTATTCACGAAACACCGGATTACAGCAATATGACAGCTTCTGACACAGTAGTTTCCGGCATTGTACTTTTTGCTGAAAGACTTGACGGAATTATTAAGTCTACAATTACAGAGGCAGAAGCGGCGTAAGGAGAATTGTTATGAGTTATAAGGTAATTTACAGGTTTATGGATTTGCAGGACTTTAATCACATATACGAAGTTGGAGATGAATACCCTAGGAATGGTTTAGAAACAACTCCGTCAAGAATCAGAGAACTTGCAACCACAGAAAATAAAATCGGCAAACCACTAATAAAAGGTATGCAGAATAATAATAGTTCTGTAAAACCTGTAGATTTGCCGAATGAACATAGCAAGGATTTGAATAAGACAGCTATAAATCGTATGTCTACATCTGATTTGCAGGCATTTGCCGCAGGGCAAGGTATAGACAATGCAGAAGAACTTACAGGAGCAGAATTAAAGAAGCTGTTAATTGAGAAATTAGGATTATAGGAGATAGTTATGGAATACACCACATTAGAACAGGTCAAAATCAGACTTAAACAATTTCATATCGAAACTGTCACAAACGATGATGATACAACATCTGATGTGGTTGTATTCGATAAAAAGGAAGATAATCCGATAATCGAACAGCTTATTAAGCAAGCTACAGAAGATGTAAAGGCAAGAAGAAACTACCCCGACAGCTACACAGATGAAATGATAACCGAAGATTTAAAGAAATTTGAAAGTGTTATCGTTAATCTTGCGGTCTATGACCATTCACAGGCAGGCGAAGCATTTATGGCAAGTTACAATGAGAATGGCGTAAACAGAACTTGGAAAGATAGAGATAGCTTATTTGTTGGGGTATTTCCATTTGCTAAAGTGTTATAGAAGACTGTGCGTTAGCATTTTGCTGATGTCGGCAATATGTTAGCAGGCGGCACACATTAAGGGTGGTGGGCGGTGTGCCATTATTAATTATGAAAGGCGGTATATCAATGCCAATAGCAGTAATTATAAGCATAATTTCAGTTGCTTTTTCCGTCTTTTTCGGATTTTTCAGTTTATCATTCAACTCTAAGAATGATAAACGAAGTGACAGAGTAGAACTTGAAGAGCGTGTGAAAGAGAACACGCGAATAAATATGAAACTTGACGCAATATCCAACAATACAACGGAGATTAAGAACGAAGTCACAGAAATGCGGAAAGAACTTAATTCTCACGATAGTAGGATAGTTAAAGTTGAAGAAAGTGTTAAGTCGGCGCATCACAGAATTGATGGCATAGAGACAAGACTTAATGATGACAAGGAGGTGTAGATAATGGATATTATTCAGACATTAATTGCAAATATGACACTTATATTAGCAATCATCGGAGCTATTGCTTTTCTTGTATCTGTAATTACACAGGTAATCAAGAACATAAGCATATTTAATAAAGTACCTACGGACATAATTGTGTTCATTTTATCTATCGGTATCACAGTTACGGCGTTTATCGCATATATGCAGTACATTCATATGACGATACTGTGGTATATGATACTTGCAGCTATTATGGCAGGTTTTGTTGTAGCGTTCGTTTCGATGTATGGATGGGAAAAGCTGTCTGAATTGTGGAAGCGATTTGGTAAGGATGTGAAGTGATATGCTTGACATCAATAAGCAGGCTATGAAGTATTCACTTCAAGGGCAGACTGTTACTATCTATGAAAGAGATGATGAGGGCAATATTCTTTATGAGGGATATACCGACACAGAAGGTAATTTTATTCCTTATCTTGATGATAAGGGCAATAAGATACCTAAAGTCCTTGAAGAGAAAACAGGCTTTTCAGAGCCGGTCGATTTCAAAGCTAACATATCATTTAGCGGCGGAGAAGCACAGAGCAAAGAATACGGCTTTGATACCGCTGATTTTGACGCTATTTTACTGACAGATAGGAATATGTTACCTATCAAAAAAGGCGACCTTATTTGGCTTGATAGCAAGCCTACATACACAGATGATAGCCTTATTGATGAAACATCAGCGGACTTCACGATTGTAGGTACGAAACCGGCATTGTGCTCAACTAAATATATGCTTAAAGCAGTTGTAAAGTAGGTGGTTTACATGGAGTATCAGACAGGCGGCTTTCCACAAAATGGTTCTTTATTTATACAAACAGGCAATGAACAGCTAATTGGTTCTATCTTTAAAGGAAAGACAGCTCCATCTACGCAAGAGCCGATAAATGAAAGCATAAGACAAACTATTTCGCAAGCGGTTAAGGAGCGTGTTTATGGCAAGACATACAATTAATATATCCTTGTCTGAAAAGTCCGTAAATGAAGCTATCAGACAGCTACAACAGTATAAGCAGAGTTTGCAGTATAAATGTGAACTGCTTGTTGAACGACTAGCAGAATTAGGCGACAAAGCGGCAATTATGAGTGCTAATGAAAGCCCATTAGGTAGGACAGTAACATTGAGAGTTGACAGAAAGCCTATTCAAGATGGCTACCAAGCTATTTTGATTGCTACCGGTAAAACTGTTGAAGTAGAAGATAGAGAACCATTTTACACGCTATTAGCGATTGAATTTGGTGCTGGTATTCATTATAACGCTATTGCCAATCCTAAAGCTGATAAATTAGGACTAGGAGTTGGCACATACCCAGGACAGGTTCATGCTTGGCAAGACACATGGTGGTTCTGGGATGAACAAAGTGAAAGTTGGAAACCTACACACGGCGTTAAAGCTACAATGCCTATGTACAATGCCGCAATGGAAATTATTAATCAGTATAAGCAGATAGCAAGAGAGGTGTTTAGTTAATGGCAAATGCAAACGATTGGGCGATAGACCTTGAAAACACAGTTACAGCACTTGTCAAGGCTAAAACCCTAACGCAATTAAAGAAAGCGTACCCCAAGATAGTTATAACAAATGAGGGAGAAAACAGCGGTCAAGCAGTATTTCCAACAGTATACATACATCTGTTGCCAGCGGTAGAGCAAGGACAAACACTTGACGGACAAACAATCAATGCTTTGTTAGCAACATTCCAAGTAGATGTTACAACTAACACAAATAAGTCTGACTGTCGCAAGGTTATGGCAATAATTACAGATACATTTAAGACAATGAGATTTCAAGGTAACGCAATGCCAGAGTTCTCAATCAGTAACAAAGTACATAAGAGTACCGCACGATTTAGGCGGTTAATCGGAGCAAATGACAGATTATTGTAACAAAGAACAGAAATGCTCTTATTTTTTTGCAAATTTTTAGGAGGTAGACAATGGCAGATGCAGTAGCAGGATTAAGTACACTGGGCGTTACTTTCTCTTATGGAGTTGAAACAACAGCAGGCACAAAGCCAACATCATTTAAGTTGCTTACAAGAATTAACTCTATTGACGAGATTACAGTAACACCGGAAGCAATAGACGCTTCGGCACTTGAAGATAAGCAAACAAGAAACATTGCAGGCAGAGATACAGTTACAGATACAGTTGCAGTTACAGTTAACAAGACGGACGCAACAATTAAGGAATGGAAAGATGTTATCACAGCTTACAATGAATTGACTGGTGGCAAGAGAATGTGGTTTCAGGAAATCACACCGGGCATTACAGATGCAGAGTTCTTTGTGGCACAGCCACCATCAAAGTTACCAATTACAAGTAAGGAGCAGAATGGACTTCTTACAATGGCTATCAACCTTATTATTGAGGATATGATAGGAACAGATACAGCAGTTGTCCCAACATCGGGGGAATGATGAGCTATTCGACTAAATCTAAAAAGGCTGTGTCGGATAGCGTAGAAAACGCCAAAACAGCCGACTACACATCATATCTAGATGATGTAACAGAATAATTATTTTAAAAGGTAGGTGCGGTGTAAAATCCGCACCTTTCCCTATATGGTGATAGGGTGGGAAAGGGTAAAAATTATGATGAATATTAATGTAAACGGAAAAGAATACAAAGTTGAGTTCTCATTCGGTGCAGCAGAATGCAAGGAGATAGTGCAGAAGATGTTTAGTGTAGTAAATGGCTCTTACTTACTTGCACAGACGGATAAAAGCGTCGCACAGGCTTCTTTTGACGGATTAGCAAATATGACAGCAGATATACCGGAGATTTGCATATTGGCTATCTATGCAGGCTGTATTGACAATAATCCTGTAACTATGGATGAAGCAAAGGAACTCACTAGAGCATATATTACAGAGAAGAGAAAGACAGATAAGAGTTACGGATACAGAGCATTATTCGAGGAAATCAAGAAAGCGATGGAAGATGATGGTTTTTTCGAGTTGAGCGGAATAACAGCGATGTTAGAGGAAATGGCGAACAATGTGGAAGAAGCGACACAGGAACAGAAGAAGCCGACAGTAGTTCCACAGGACCACAAGAAAAAGCAGACTTCCACAAAATAATCTGGGAAGAATACTTTGTCTTAGCCAGTTCACTAGGTATCAGTTATTCGGATTTTCTTAAAATGACACCTAAAAAGCTATGGGCTGTTGTAGAGGGCAAGAAACTTGAAAGACAACGGATAGATTCAGATATATGGCTTGCAGTAGGTAACTACATACTCCCAGCAATTAAGATAGGTGTTAGAAGTGGTGCTTGGGGCAAGGGCGAGCTTGAATACCCAAACAAGCCTATTTACAGCGATATTAGCAAAAAAGAAAATACCGAAGATGAAATACAAAGAAAGAGAGAAGAGTTTGTCTTGAATATGAAAATACGCAAAGCAAATTGGGATTTAACACACCCTAAAAATGATAAGCCGGAGGTATAAATCGTGGAATTAGACAGTTTAGAAGTTAAAATTACCGGCACTGCCACTAAAGCTATTAATTCTGTTGATAAACTGATAAATCAGCTTACAAGGCTATCTACATCACTTGCGACTGTTAATGACTCATCATTAAGCAACCTGGCAAACGGCGTTAGTCAGTTAGGTTCTGCTATGCAGAATATGAACGCAGGAACAGCAGATTTTACAAGACTTGCCAAGAATATCACAAAGATAAGCTCTGTCGATTCAGCCGCACTTGCTAATACAGCTATATCACTTGAAGCTGTTACAAAAACGGTTGCAGGCATATCAGCCATACCACAGAACGCAACACAGGTTACAGAATTTGCAAAGTCACTTGGCAAGCTAGGCAGTAAAAGTATTGAAAATGCCACAGTGAATATCCCTAAACTGGGTAATGCGCTGAATGGCTTAATGACAACGCTATCAAGAGCACCAACAGTAAGCCAGAATGTTATTCAAATGACTAACGCATTGGCTAATCTTGCTAGTCAAGGTGGCAAGGTGGGTACTTCTTCGAACTCACTTCAAAAGTCGCTGTATGGCGTTTCTACAAGTGCTAGAACAGCAACTAAAAGCAGTTGGAGCTTAGCAAGTGCAATAGGTAAATTCTATGCTACATATTTTATGGTTATCAGAGGTTCTAAGAAACTTATAGAAGCTATAAAATCAACAACAGATTACATTGAAGCATTCAACTATCAAGCAGTTGCGTTTGGCAAAATCGGTTCAGAATGGGATAAGGATTATGAAAAGTACGGATATGATAATGCAACAGCATACGCAGAAAGCTTTCAGAACAGGGTTAATGATACTCTTGGAAAGTTATCTGGATTGAAAGTTAATGTTCAAGGCGGTCTGCTTGAAGAAAGTGGAGCAAAAAACTTAGGACTTAACATACAAGAAATAACACAGTACGCTTCACAGTTAGCTTCTGTTACTAATTCGTTAGGGCAGACTGGTGAAGCGACAACGGCTATAACAAAGTCAATGACAATGCTTGCAGGCGATATAAGCTCACTTTTTAATGTGGACTATAAAACGGTTGCACAGAACTTACAAAGCGGCTTAATCGGTCAATCAAGGGCGTTGTACAAGTATGGTATTGATATTACCAATGCTACATTAGCAACATATGCTTACAACTTAGGAATATCAAAGTCTGTATCAGAAATGACACAGATGGAAAAACAACAGTTAAGAGCATTGGCTATACTAGACCAATCAAAAGTATCTTGGGGTGATTTAGCTAATACGATTAACAGCCCAAGTAATATGTTGCGCCAGTTCAGTAACAATATGAAAGAGGTAGGAATGGTAGCAGGACAGCTATTTATTCCAATTCTTTCAAAGGTTATGCCAGTTGTAAACGGCGTTACTATTGCAATCAAGCGACTTCTAGTAAACCTTGCAAGCCTTATGGGTGTTAAGATTGACTTTGAGAGCTTCGGACAAAGCGGTTACAAAGATACTTCTGACGGACTGGAAGATATTTCGGATGGATACAAAGATGTAGCGGATTCGGCAAAGAAAGCTACACTATCCCTTATGGGATTTGATGAAATAAATAAATTACAAGATGATACAAGCTCAAGCAAGGGTTCAAGCGGCGGTGGCGGTAGCACTATTGATTTGACAGATGATATTACTAAGGCGGCTGCTGAATATGAAGCGGCTTGGAATAAAGCATTTGCCAATATGGAAAATTCGGCTGTTGCTTGGGCTGATAAGATAGAGAAAGCACTTGAACCTGTTAAGAAGATATTTAAAGACTTTGCAATCGGGGATTTTTATGCAGCAGGACAAGATACATCTAACCTTGTGGCAGGAATACTTAACTGGTTCGCAGATGCCATAGACAAAGTACCTTGGTTTACAATCGGTCAAAAGATGGGCGATTTCCTTGCAGGAATTGATTGGACTAAGGTATTTAATGCAGCAGGAAAAGTTATTGTACAAGGTTTAAAAGGCGCTATTGAGTTATACTTAGGTATACTATCTAAAGCACCAATAGAAACACTACTTATATCTCTCGTAGCAGTTCCTAAAGCACTTAAGGCTATAGGTGCTTCAAGTGTAATAGCAAGCATTACTAAAACATATAATAAGCTAAATTCATTAAGCATAATGGCAGAAGATACAGCCAGAGCAATGAAAGCAGCGAAAAATGGTAGTGCGGCAGCAGCCTCGGCATTAACATTTATGCACCCTAAAATTACCAAGGCAACATTGGATTTTCAAGATTTTAGGAAAGTTGTTAAAGATAAAGGGCTTTTTACTGTATTTAATAATGGAATAACTAAAGTTAGAAATAATATGTCATTGTTACAAAAAGCATTACTTGGCGGAGTATCAGCTTTTGGAGAATTTAAACTTATTGAAAGCGGCTTTTATGATATAGCCAAAGGAAGTGACAACCTTGTGGCTTCAATTGCTAAAATAGCAGGTGGTGCAGCTATTGGCGCAGCAGGATTATACACGGCTTTCGGACCAGCAGGCTTGGCAATGGCGGCAATAGTTGGCGTAACAGGCGCAATCAAAGGATTTATTAAAATCCAAGACGAAATTCCAGATTATTTATCTGGATATGGAGTTATTAGAGAAGAGGTTAGCAAAACCACAAGTGAAATACAACAATCAATTGCTTCAATAGAAGATTCATGGAAAAGTAATACAACAGCTGATGAAATCGAAGCTCTTAAAACAAAATACTTTGAACTAGCAAATCAAACAGGCTTAACAACTGAACAGCAGAAATTACTCAAGGATATTGCACAGGAATTAGTTGAAAAAGTACCAGAATTAAGCGAAGTTATTGATACAGAAACTGGTGCATACAAGGGAACTAGAGAAGAGATCGAAAAACTGATTGACAAAAAGCAAGAAGAATACCGCTTAGAAGCGTTAAGGGAAGATTATATTCAATTAATTAAAGATGAATATAAAGAGAAAAAGGAATTAAAGAAAATGGAAGATGCTCTCAACGACAGCAAAGAGAAGTTGAAGCAGAAACAAGAGGAACTTAACAGATTAACATATGATGGTGCTTTACAAGTTGTTGAAATGACGCCAGATGAAGCTACAGCCTATGCAAGCGTGACAAGAGAAATTAAACAACTCAATAAAGAAGTTAAAGCTAATCAAGATAAGGTTAATGAAGCTAGGGGAACAGTTCAGCAAGCTACGGCTGATATGCAGTTTTGCTGGAATGAATTAAAAAATACCGCTGTTGGAACTTCGCAAGAAACAAAAGAAGCTGTGACAAATGCCTATGAAACAGCTAAAAATGAAGTTGCCTCTAAGTTGGGGATTATAAGTGATGATACCCAAAATGTATTTTCACAAATGGGTACTGTAGGTGCTGATGCAGGCAGGTCATTAAGTGATAATTTTTCTAGCAGCATCAGCAACATACCTTATTCAGCAAAAAGAGCTTACCAGAGTATTGTTGACCAAGTTGAAGCCGGAGAAATTGGAGAAGAAACAGGTAGTCAATTAATGCAGGCGTTAGCAGACACCATAGACAGCAAGTCTTGGTTGATTCAAAATGCATTATCCAATAGCTTTGCAAGTAAATTTAGCGGAGAAGTATTTGATAATAATGGTAACATATCTGAAAGTGCATTTCATATTGCTATACAGCCAAAACCTAGAGCATATGCAACAGGTGGTTTTCCAGAGGACGGACTTTTCTTTGCTAACCATAATGAAATGGTTGGCAAATTCAGCAATGGTAAGACAGCAGTTGCAAACAACGACCAGATAACACAAGGCATTAAGCAAGCTGTCATTGAGGGCATGTCAGAGGTATTTGCTAATGCAAATGTAGGGCAACAAAACGGAAACATTGTTGTACAGATTGACGGACAGGAAGTGTTCAGAACAACACAGAGATATGCCAATCAGTATACAGCTATGACAGGACAACCAGCGTTTAACATTTAATTGAATAATCTAATCCGTTGTGATACACTTTAAGCACTATAAAAGCAAAGGGGTGTATTACAATGGATAAAAAAGATAATAAAAAGAAGCTGCAGGAGATAGCAATTGCAGTATTGGCAGGGATAGTATTTGTTACAGCGTTATTTATTATTAATAATATAACTGAAAACGATAATAATATCGTAGCAAGCACACAAGCTAAAACACAATCAACAGAAGTTGCTACTAAAGATATGCTTGACAATGGCATGTCTTATCTTGATGAAGATAAATATAAATTTATATGTGAACAAATGGATTACAACCACATTATGTTTACAGACGAGGATTTGACTGACAAATATGTAAAAATAGATATAATGCTTACTAATCGCTATACGTTATCCTCAAAGGATATGGAAGATGAGAGCATAAGCAAAGTTGTTAATGCTTACAACTTGCAGGCAGGGTTTTTTACAGGTGTCGTTAAGAATAAAAGCGAATACGGCAAAGAAAAAATATACATATATTTTTCAAAAGATTTTAATTTAAAAAGCGGAAACTATAAAGCTGGCGATAAAATAACTGCATATGGCTTGATTGTTAATTGCAAAAACAATGGAGCTGGCAGTTATAACAGTATTAGCTTTATACCACGTTTTATAGAAAAATAATCCCTTTAATGGAACGTATCTTTCGGTGCGTTCCATTTTTTATTGAAAAAGTGCTTGACTTTTTTGTGCGTACGGTTTATATTAAATGTGCGGACAGAAAAGAGGTGAGTATATGTCCAATAAAAAAGGTAGACCTAAACTCGACAATCCTAAAAATGAAAGAATATATATTCGTGTCACCAAAGAGGAAAAGGAAGAAATAATGAATTTTTCTGATAAAAGCGGATATACAATACTTGATTTGATTAAAAAAGGCATTGAAAAAGTAAAAGGGCAAAAAAAATAAAGTGTTGCACCGCTACCAACGAACACAACACTTTAAAACCACCAATCCGAAAGGAATTGATAAATACAATTATATCAGTTTCTTTCGGAAAATCAAGATAATTAGAAAGGAATTTGATATTATGAACGAATTTGCAAAGATGATTTATAGTCAGTGGAGAAGAGACAACGAAGATAGAGATTTGTACTTTAAGAAAGGTGAGGAACTTAACGAGGAGTTAGAAAGCATATTGAGCAGTAATTTAAGTGATAAGATATACGATACTTTTTGTAAGAGCTGTTTTGAAATCGAAGAAAGTGCTTTTATAGCTGGATTTGGTTATGCTTGCAAGTGCCTTTCAAATGGCAAGATTGAGTTAGGCGGTGGTAAGTAATGGGCAATCAATACCGTTTAGAAACTATTCAGGACAATATTAATAATTTTGATTTAAAGGAACAGGACAAGGCTACAAAGGAAGTGGCATAATATTATTGCGTGAGGCATTGTGGGCATATACTCCCACTACGCAATAGATTCTGTTTAGAGCAAATGATAAAATTTTTGTAGGAGGCAAATAATGAGCTATAATTATCCAACTACAAAAGATAGTTCTCACAATGAGATTAAAGTACCTATGAACACTAAGAATATTTGCGGCGTAGACTGCTATGAGCAGAATGGCGTTGCGTACTTAAGATTGGAAAATGTTGCTAGAGGACTTGGGTTTACCACCGTTGCAGCAAGTGGCAACGAGGTTGTTAGGTGGAATACGGTTTACAATTATCTAACAGATTTAAAGGTCGTTGCAGGAAGTTGCAACGGCAATTACAAAGGGAATTGTCCAGATTTTATCCCAGAAAACATATTCTACAGACTTGCAATGAAAGCCAAAAATGAAACAGCAGAGAAATTTCAAGCATTAGTGGCTGATGAGATTATTCCGTCAATTCGCAAGAATGGAATATATGCTACTGATAATGTTATTGATGAAATACTGAATAATCCAGACTTTGGAATAGAATTATTAACAAAGTTAAAACAGGAAAGACAAGCAAGAGTTGAAGCAGAAAGAAAGAACGCTATCTTAACACATGTCAATAAGACATATACAATGACAGAGATTGCTAAGGAACTGAATCTGAAATCTGCTATTCAACTTAACAAGTTGCTTGCTGATAGAAAAATTCAGTACAATGTCAATGGAACTTGGGTTCTTTACTCACCATACAGCAGTATGGGATATGAGGAAATTAAACAAGAAATTCTTGACAGTGGTAAAGTAATCTATCATAGACGAATTACCCAACTTGGAAGAGAATTTATACTGCAATTATTCAATGAAGTTGCATAGATTTTCTTGAGAATATTAGAATGGCTCAAACAGAAAGAAAATTCAATAGCTGTAAGAAATTTACAGCTATATTTTATTAATCGGCTCAATTTTTAGCCGACTGTCTAAAACTGGACACTTAACAGAGAACTCAATTTTGAGTTTTTTAAATGATGATTAATGGAACGAATTACTGACTGCACGAAATGGTGCAGTCGATTATGTTTGATAAACTAAGGAGATACAAGAATGGCAAAAGAGGTGTACAAAGAAGAAATAAAGGAACTTATAGATAAATGTGACAACATACATTGGCTGAAAGTTATATATGCTTATGTGGGGAGATTGTTGAAGTAAGTTTCAATCAGCACAATTTCGTGCCAATTAACTGAATAGGGGAAGGGAAATATCTTTCCTCTGAAAAGTAGCGCCGAAATCTTGGCTATATTAAATACTTAAAGCAATTAAAAAGGCTGTCAGCCCGACAACTGACAGCCAAAAGTCACAATACCGCTTAAACAAGCAGCACAGATATTATATAACACTAATTGAATTAATGCAATAGAAATATTAAGGAATGTATCAGAAATGGTGCATTCCTTTTTTGATGCCTTGAAAGGGGTGGTTTGATTGATTGACGCAGTTGTGATTGAGGGGGTTAGATTCCCAGTAGCATATAACGGCTACACATACAGCAGAAATAAGATATGGTCTAAGAACACAGGAAGAAACGATTATGGAGAAATGGTTGGCACAATCGTGGATATCAAAGACAAAGTGGAGCTTCAATTACCGCCATTAACAGGTGAACAGGCACTGTTGCTTGATAATGTAGTAAGCGACATAGATAACCCATTCCCAACGGCACAAGTCCTATTTTTAGGTGGCACACAAAAGGAAATGACAATATACACAGGAGATGTGACATATCCGTATCTTACAAGGGCAAAAAATGAGGACGGACTTATAGTCGGAGCAAAATTAAGTTTAATTCAGAAATAAAGGAGAGTTCCACATGAAACTTAAAACAAGTGAATTAATAGACAGATTCCAGAGCTTAAGCAACATATCACATGACAAGACCACAGGCAGAATCGCTATGGCTGTTATGTGTAATATCAAGGCGTTAGAAGAATTATATAAGGCAACATTACAGACTATAGAAGATACTAAGGTCAAGTATGCAGACAAAGACGACAGCGGCAATCCGGTCGTCAATGATAATCAGTATCAGATTACATCAGAAAACTTAAAAAAGTTACAGGAAGAATTGCAGGAAATCAATGAGCAAGAGATTGAAGTGCCTGACATGACAATGCTTCCTATGGACGCATTCGATAAATGCGAAGAAATTACACCAGCTAAATTATACTCAATCGAGTTTATGATATCACATTAATTAATCAATAAAGGCGGTGTAGAATGAAGATATTAGACACAGCTATGACGGAAATTGTTAGGGGAAATAGTACAAGATACTATTCTAAGTATGTCGTTGATGAAAAAGAACATACTGATACACTTAACAATTTCAAGTTCCAAAACATGACAAATCCCAATAATGAAATTACGATAGGTAACACTTGCAGTAGCGGTGTTACCTTTTCTATTTATATGCCAACAATAAGCCTTGAAAATAAGGAGATTACCATATTTGAGGGTGTTAAGGTTGGTACAGAAATTAAGTATATCAAGTTGGGAATATTTACAGTTACTAAGCAGACAAGTGACGGAGAATACACAAACTATGAAGCATACGACAGAATGTACAAGGCTGACATGCCTTATTTCTCGGATATGGCATTTCCTAACACAGATAAAGCTATTCTTAATGAGATATGCGGTAAGTTAGGTATATCTTTAGCAACAAATATAGCCACAGCACATACTATCAACGACAAGCCACAAGGATATTCTTACAGAGAAATTATCGGTTATATGGCTATGCTACAAGGCTGTAACGCGGTAATTAATTCTGATGGAAACCTTGAATTAAGGTGGTATAAGGATAGTGGGTATGTACTTGACGGACATAAGTATTATCAACAGGGCGTTACATTCACAACGAGCAAAGATTTTATCATACAAAAACTGACTTGTAATAATACCAAGAGTGGTTCTACAGAACAAAGCGAGATTACTTCTGGTGACGGAGCGACAGGACTTAGTTTTGCCAATCCGTTTATGACACAAGCAATTCTTGATGAAGTCTATAAAAAGATAGGTGGTTTTACATTTAGACCGCTTACAGTTAAGTTTATTGGTGACTGGCGATTGGAAGTTGGCGATATTATAACTGTTAATAAAGGCGGCGTTGATTACAAAGTGCCTATAATGCAGATTACGCACGAATGTGACGGCGGCTTAATGGATACTGTTACATCTATAGGGCAATCTGATACGGAGAATACAAGTGTTGCTTCTGGACCTATTACTAAGCAGATGGAGCGGTACTATGCCGACTTGATAACCGTTAATAAGGCACTAATTAATAAGTTAGATGTTGATACAGCCAAGATTACCTATGCAACAATAACCAATCTTAATGCAACTAACGCAAGCATTGATAATCTTAAAACAAATAAACTAGATGCAACATATGCAGATATCATCAACGCTAATGTGGAAAGCCTTAAGGCGGCTAATGCAGAGATAGTCAAACTTAAAGCTAATTCATTAACGGCGGATATAGCGGATTTAAAATATGCACAGATTGATTTTGCCAATGTAAAAGGACAAGTAGTAGGAACTTCTCTTATTAAAGACGGAGCAGTAACTAATGAGAAAGTACAAAGCCTATCCGCTAATAAGCTAACAGCAGGCACAATTGACGCAAGCAAGATTACAGTTACTAATCTTAACGCTGATAATATCACAGTAGGCACAATTAACGGAAAACGCATTGGAACAGGTTCTTTATCGCTGGATAAACTAGCAGAAGAAGTACCTACTAAAGAATACTTAGATAAAGTACAAGAAGAATTGCAAGGTCAGATTGACGGCAATATTGAGACATTCACAAAGACAGAAATACCTACCCTTAATAATGAGCCGGCTGTTAATTGGACTGATGATGCCACAAGAAAGAAACATATAGGCGATATCTGTTATGTGGTTAATCCGGCTTCAAGTGCAGATGGATATTCATACAGATTTGCTGATACAGGTACATTAGAAGCACCTAACTATGAATGGGTACTGATTAAGGATAGTGATGTAACAAAGGCTTTGCAGGATATCATCAATATCAACGGCGAAATAACAGGTATTAAGTCGTTTAATACTGAAATATCGAACTGGAAAACAAACACAGATGAAGAACTGTCAAGCATTAAAGCAAGAACAACAACACTTGAAACTGATATGGGCAATAAGGTTAGTACTACTACATTTAATGAGATTAAACAGACTGTTGATGAAAATAGTTCTACTATAACCAAAATGTCCGAAACGCTTTCTAAAAAAGCTGATAGTAGCACTGTTACAACTTTAAGCAACACTGTTAATAGTATTAAACAGACAACAGACAGTAATACATCAAGCATCAGCAGTATGCAGACAACCATTAAGAACAAAGCTGACAGTTCGACAGTTACTGCATTGTCGAATAAGACTTCTGAACTTGAACAGAGTTTGAATGGTTTTAAAACAACTGTAAGCGATACCTATGCGACAAAGACAGATTTAAACACAGTTGACGGGAAGTTCGCCAATTACAGTACGACAGCGCAAATGAATTCTGCGATTACACAGAGTGCAAATAAGATAACGAGTAGCGTTAGTGCAACTTACACCACTAAGACAGAGCTTAACAATCTACAAATTGGTGGAGTTAATAGATTCATAAAGAGTACTGTAACTCCTAATAAGTATATAACAGCCACCGGCATAATAACAGATGGCGGTAACTATTGGGATTTAACGGACTACATAGATGTGTCTAAGTGGACAAACTATGTGGCAAGTGGATGGACTAATCTGGGGAATGCACCAGCCACATGTTTTTTTGATAGCAATAAAAAGTTTATTAGCGGAGTAGCAGATAAATCTACTGGAGTGAGAGGCTCTCTGCCAGTTCCTTCTAATGCTGCATATATGCGTTTTAGCTTTGCACGTGTAGATACAAACAAGCTAAAAATAGAAAAGGGTACAAAAGCTACAGATTATTCTCCAGCACCAGAGGATGTTAATGCTAAATTTAACAATTATGCTACAACAGCAAGCCTTGACCTTTATATCAAGAAAGACCCCACAAGCGGCGAGCTTAAATCCGCAATTGAAGCTATAGCAGACGATATTACGCTAAATGCAAAAGGTGGACTAAGCATTTCTGGTGGAAGCTCTTTAAATATTACATCTACAGGAAAGTTTGAGCTAGTGAGTAACGCAGAAACCTATTTACCACCCAACTATAACGAGATGAACATCATTAAAAAAGCCCTACTAAACGAAACTGTTGATACATTAAATAAAGAATTGTACGATTTTAACTCCGATGGTGTTATTGACTTATTTGATATGGCACAAGCAAAAAGATATATGCTCGGATATGACACGAAAGAAACTTTTGAAAAGTGGAAATATGCAAAAAAATCAAAAGTTACATTCGAAATAAAACCGCAAAATGCTCAAAAATGCATTTTGCTATCAGGTACAGATATGTGGGGAACTCTAAGAGAGACTTATATAGGTATTGATACTGTCAAAACAATAGGAATCAACGCATTACAAGCTTTGTTAAAAAATTTAACGGTAGTGGAAGACGAAAGTTCGTTCAGTTCAAAAAGTAATTATGCTGCCAATATAAGTTCACTCCATGTAGGAAATTTTCATACGGATTATATTGAGACTAGTTCAATTAAAGTTACAAATGTCATGGAAATGAGTTCGGAAGGAACAACTATAAAAATCCAAAATCCAAGTGATATAAGTTTAACTCATTATGGAAGAACAAAACATCCTGCAATGTATACTAGCAATCCTATAACATTTGATTGGAATGGAAACCAGCTAAATATACTTGTAGATAATACAGTTGTTGCTACATGGGACTGGGGTTCAGGCACATGGTTAAATTAGATAATTATTTTAAAAGCATGGGAATTAACCTATGCTTTTGTTTTTTAGGAGGTAATTTATGAGTAAATTATTTGGAATCGACACATCGAAGTGGCAGGGAGATTTTGACTTTCAGAGAGCAAAAGACAATGAGGGTGTAGACTTTGCCATTATCAAGGCAGGCGGTGCTGATGATGGCTTATACGAAGATAGAGAGTTTGAGAACAGTTACAGCAAGCTGGAAAGTGCAGAAATCCACAAAGGAGCTTATTTCTTTGGTAATGCATTTAGCAATGATGACGCTGTAAATGAAGCAAGATACTTTGCACAGATCTTAGCAGGCAAATCATTCTGCTATCCAGTATTCTATGATGTTGAAGCAGGCATGGTTACTGGCAATGACCTTACGGACATTATTATGGCATTCCTTGATGAAATGAGAAACGCAGGATATAAGAATGTGGGCTTATACTCATATGAGAACTGCATTAACAATTATGTAGACATTTCAAGAGTAAAAGAAGCTGGTTATGCCGTTTGGGTAGCAAAGTATTCAGATACAGAACCTAGCATTGCTGTTGATTATGATATATGGCAGTTTGGCGGCGGTGTTAATTATCTTAGAGACACACAGATTAACGGACAGACAGTAGACCAGAATTACTGCTACACTGATTATTGCACAGACCATGTAGTTGAAGACATCACAGTGCCGGATTATCAGCCAGTACCAGAAACTAAGTATCATAAAGGCGATACAGTTAAGGTTATTAACGCTATTCAGTACGATAACGGCGAGCCGTTCAGCACTTACTATGATGAGTACAGCGTTTTATCAGTTAGTGGTAGAAGAGTTGTTATCGGCATTGACGGCGTAACTACTGCTGCTATTGATGAGGATAACATCAGCCTTATTAAGTGCATTTATGACAATGGCAATGATATCAACACAGATACAGTAAGCCGTGGTGACGGCAAGAAAGTCAGAGTGCTTGATAACATTGATTATGACGGCAATAGATTCGGCGTATATTATGATGAATATGATGTAATCGAAGAGAACGGAGACAGAGTTGTTATCGGAATAGGAGATGTTACAACCGCCGCTGTCAATATTGCCAATCTTGAGTTTATCGGCGGCTCAAGCTCTGATGATACACCTACAGATATTCCATTCAGCGAAGACATTGGAGAGGGTAGCACAGTGAGATTTGTTGGCAATACTGATTATGATGGCACACCTATTAAGGCTTGGTTTGATGAGTATACAGTATCAGAAAAAAGCGGAGACAGAGTTGTGCTTGTGCATGACGGAGAATTATTCGCGGCGGTCAATGTAGCTGATTGTGAATTAGTCTAACATATAAAATACCGGGAGTGTAATGCTCCCGGTAAATTCTTAATTATTCAAATCTATCATAACAGCCATAACAGCAGGCATTGTTGTTATAGTGCCATTTATGGCTTTAAATTCATAATTTCCTTCTAGTAAAGTGCCATATACTGTAACATTGTCACCTACGAGCAAGTTAAAATCAAAAGAATCTCTATAATACATCAAAACAACATAATTATTAAAATCATCGTCATCTTCTCTAACAGATAAGTAGTATGAAGCTATGTACTCGCTTGATTCTTCTCCGTTATGCACATTTCCGTCTTTATCTTCGACTTCTCCGTCATATTTTAACTCTGCTACAATATTGCCTGTCAACTTTAATTCTTTATCAATATACTTGTTAGGTGTACGCTTGAGCATTTCAACAGTTATATCATCAGGATATACACTCTTGTCTCTTGATAATAATGTTTCTTGTTCTGTCTGGACTTCACTGGCACTTTCAGCATTACTATCAAAAGCACCATTCTGACACGCCACAAGGCTCAATAAGCACATAGCAAGTGCGATACATATAATTCTCTTTTTCATAGATAAATCCCCCTAAATTTAATTTTACTAATCATATCACAATATACATAATTTGTCGAATACTGTCGAAACTTGCGATATCTTTAAGTTGATTTTTATATTATAAGTATTTATAATAATAATTGTCCGAGAGAGTTCGGACGAAATCTTCAAGTTTTGGCTAGGTGGCACTGTTTGATTGGCGTTGGCAGTGTCACCGCTGAAAACTGTTAATCTACTGGGGGTAGGTTGACATGCAAGAACAGATGTTCTATAATAACCTCATTATTGTAGTCAAGGGAGGGGATATAAAATGAATATGGAGGAACGTAAAAATGAAATTTACAGCTTGATAAAAGAGGTTAATGATGAAGATGTAGTGGAATACATCTTCAAAATTGTAAAAGACATAACAAAAACTGGTACAACCTAACGACTGTACCAGCAGTACACACAGAAAAGTAAAAGAGCATTACAATTTGAATCGTAAAGTGTTTTAATTAAAGTTCATCATAGGCAAGTAAACCAAGTTTTGTCACAGTTACATCTTCAAGAGTTTGAATGATATAACCTTTGCGATTGAGTTCTTTCACAAACGGCAACATCGAAACCATATCAATGCCAAGACTATTGGCGATGTCAGCATAATCAGTGTTGCCGTTTTTATTCCTTTTCTCTACTATGGCTCTTAAAAAATCTTTCGATTCAATCATTTATTACTACTCTCCTTTAAATAAATTAATTAAACCGAGAACATACTTTTGCTGTTCGTCACTTAACTCAAAAAATGTTTTTAACGAGTGTAATAATCTTTTGTCATTTCTGACTTTAATCCACAAATCAGCTTGTTCAGACAAAATAAGCCGTTCTTCTTCGCCAGTTCTTAAATATTCGGCTGATACACCTAAATATTCGGCAATTTTCCCCAACCTATCATCTGGTAATGTGCCTTTGCGCAACTGACCTATATATCCGTTAGCAAAACCACATTCTAATTCTAATTTATGTATTGAAATCTTCCTTTGCTTGCATAAGTCTTTTACTCTTTCTACTGTGTTCATTTGCATTTTCCTCCATTTTTTAGAGTTTCACCTAAAAAAGGTGTTGACAAATTAGAGAACACTCTATATAATAAGCTTAAAGGTTAGGGAAAAGCCTAAAATAAACTTAAAGGGAAGTGTTCTCAAAATATGTTTCTCGACAATTCATATATTAGAACTTTCTCTAAAGATTGTCAAGCTTTTCTCTAAATCTTTATCAAATAAAGAAAGGAGAAGTCTATGTTTTATCAAAATGTTGTTGCTTATTGCGAAGAAAATAATTTGTCAATACACGCATTTGAAAAAAAATGCGGTCTTGGCAACGGGGTTGTAGGCAGGTGGAAAGATAATAATTCTTTACCAGCATTAACTACAGTACAAAAAATTGCAGAAGCAACAAGAATCCCAGTTGAAAAATGGATTAAGTAAAAAGAAGCAATTCCTAAGATGTCAGATTTTGACAAGGGTTATATTCTTGGCAAAGTTGAGAATATGGCAGAAAAAAGTGATAAGGGATGTAACAACGATAGAAAGGAGTAACGAGTGGAAAGAGAACTGAAAGAATTAATCCAGATTGAAAAGAAAAGAAATTCCTTGCTTGAAGAAATCAATCGGTCATTGAAGAAACTTGCAAGCAAGGAAGATAAAGAGTATCAGAGCGAAGTTGGCAAATCGGCTTTTAATCTTGATTGAGCCAGTTATGGTAATGTTCCAGCATTTCCATAATACCAATTTCAACCCACGCACGACGAATAAACTCATGTTCTTCAGCAATGTCAGTAAAACTTTGTTTTTCAGTAGCAGACATTACTTTCTGATGAATTGAAGAATGAATTTCATCGCCATTAGAGCTTACAAAAGCTTTGAAATCTTCAAAATTTTTCACAATCTCACCTCTTTTCATAAAAGATAAGAGGATTAAAGCACAAAGTACAAACAGATTAGAATTTTTGATATTGATGCAATAGAAAAGTGATGGTAGCGGTAAATAGTTGCAAACTTTTATTCAAACATCATTAGTTCTTTTTGACAGGGATAGCGTCCTGTTCGTATCAAGTGTGAATTACCTACCGATTGGCAGTTTTGTCTTTAGCATATTTATTTAATTCTATTGATATAGAAATAAGAGTATACAGGGTGCAGAAGTCTAAACCACAGAAGTATGAGCCGACCACTGATATACACAATGCTATGACAGTATCCATACAATCTCCTTTCGGAAAGTGTCTACCATCACTTCTCTATTGTATCAATAAATATAAAGTTCTACAAGTTACAACAGATAGGAATGAGCAGAATTGCTCAAATGCACCTTAAAAGGAATATATCACACATTATTTAGAAAGGAATGTTTATGGAGCTACAGATTTTTAGCAATTCAGAATTTGGAGAAATCCGAACTATTACTAAAGATAATGAACCTATGTTTTGCTTGGCTGATGTATGCAAGGCATTGGAACTTGAACAGGTAAGCAGAGTTAAGGCAAGGCTTAAAACAGATGGGGTTACTACAAGTAAGGTCACCGACAGATTAGGCAGAGAACAGGAAGCCACATTTATTAATGAAAGCAACCTTTACAAGACAATCTTTCAGAGCCGTAAAGAAAGTGCGGAAAGATTTACAGATTGGGTTACATCAGAGGTACTTCCATCAATCAGAAAGACAGGAAGTTACAGTAAGCCTTTGACAACATCTGAACAGATTAGATTATTGGCGCAGGGCAACACAGAACTCACAGAGAGAGTTGATAAGGTTGAAGATAAGATAATCAGTATCGAAGAAGAAACTCCACTTTACGGCTGTGAGATTGAAGAAGTGCAGAAACATGTTAGAAAGAAAGGAATTGAAGTACTTGGCGGAAAGGACAGCAATGCGTACAAAGACGGTGGTATTCGCGGTTCAGTATATTCTGATATATACAAGCAGTTAAAACGCGAATTCGGGTGCGTGGCGACATACAAGAGTATTAAAAGAAAATACTTGGCTGATGTACATGAATTCATTGACACCTATTTGTTGCCAATAGCACTTGCCGAGGTGGTACATGATACAAACATGTAGGAGAAGATATGAAAGAAAAGATAATTAACATATTCGCAACACTGGCAGGAATCAGCCTTATAGCGTTGATTCTAAGACCGGTACAACCGCAAGCTAAGATTAATCAGCAGAGCGCAGTGTTAAGTGAATGCTACAACTCACATGTTGATTATAAGGTTGAAACTGGAGAGATAAGTGTTAATGGATATGAGTTGTCGCTTATGGCACATTTACTGATGGGCGAATGCGGAGCGACATGCAACGATGATGAAATGCTATATCTTGCAGGAGCTGTTGTTTTGAATCGGGTACAAAGCGAGTATTTTCCTAACAGCATTGAAGAAGTTATCTATCAGTCAGGGCAATATCAATGTATAGAACTTAAAAACAGCGGATTCTATAAAGAACCGACAGAAAGGTGTTGGAGAATAGCAGAAGAATTATTAATAAGCGGATACGACATGCCTAGCAATGTGTTGTATCAAGCTGAATTTAAACAAGGCAGTGGTGTTTATAAGAAAGTGCAGAACATGTACTTTTGCTACAAGTAAGGAGTGTTTATGGAAGCAAGGATAAGAGAAGAAATGTTCAACTTGGGTATTCTCTCTAATAAAAGAGGTTACATCTACATAATTGAAGCTGTTAAGCGGTTCAATTCTTCTATAACAATGGAAGAAATTTACAATAACATTGCTAGTACAGTAGGCAAGTCAAGATGTGCTGTTGAAAGGTCAATTAGAACAGCGATTAAATCAGCTAACCATGATTTATCAGCATGGAAGAATTATGACTACCTCACAACAAGAGGATTTATTGCAGCAATGTATTACAGATGTAAGGAGAGTGCCAATGAGTAACATAAAAAGAATTATTAAGCTGAACAGAAACAGGCAGAGAGCTATAAGGGAAAAGGATTTCAGAAAGTTCTATACTTTCAGCTGCAAAATCCATCTGATTGAAAGAATGGATAAAGTACCAATAGGAAGTTACATATTAAAATAAGGAGAGAAAGAAATGGAAAATGCAATTAATAACAACAATATCACATTAATAGGAGTAGTCGAGAAAGAAGCAGAATACTCACATGAAGTATTTGGCGAGGGATACTACATATTCATGATTAAGTGTTTAAGAACAAGTGGCAATGAAGATGTGTTACCAGTGATGATATCAGATAGACTTACTGATATCAGAGAAATCAAGGTGGGACAGGCTGTCGCGGTTTTAGGACAGATAAGAAGCTTCAATAAGCATACTGACAATATGAAGAGCAAGCTGATTCTAACGGTTTTTGCAAGAGAATTTGAAGTAATGACACAGGATTCAGAAGAATTACCATTTGAAGATAATACCAATATGGTTATACTTGACGCTTATATCTGTAAGCCACCTATATACAGATGTACTCCAAAGGGCAGAGAGATTGCAGATATCTTAGTAGCGGTAAACAGACCATATGGCAAGTCAGATTACATACCATGTATAGCATGGGGAAGAAATGCAAGATTTGTAGGCGGACTTGAAACAGGGGAACATATCCAGATCCAGGGTAGATTCCAGAGCAGGGAATACGCTAAGAAGATAAGCGACAATGAAGTTGAAACAAGAACTGCTTATGAAGTATCGGTAAGCAAGATTGATTATGCAGAGGAGGGCGAAGCTGATGTGTAGTGATATTACAGTTTCAGAATTAGCTAGTATGGCAGCAGATAATGAAAAGCGTTGTCAAGTATGGCATCCAGTTCAGGGTGTTATATTTGACGGCACGTTTGATGAACTTGACAGACGGCATTATCTTGCGGATAAGACGGTTGATAACTTCTCAATAGAAGATGATGTGTTCATTATGAATATATAAATAAGGAAAGGATATGTTTATGGAAAGAGCAATTTTAAAAAAGGTAGTACTTGAAAACTTTATGTGTTATGCACACGCAGAATTTGACTTCTATGCCATTACAAAAATTGTGGCTAAGAATGGCAAGGGCAAGTCGACTATTGCAACGGCTTATCTGTGGTGCTTATTCAACTGCGATTATGAATTAAAGGATAATCCGGTTGTTAGACGAGAGGTTGATGGAAAATCCGTTGATGATATGGATACAAGTGTTGAACTTACACTTGATGTTGACGGAAAGGAAATAACTATGAAGAAAGTACAGAAACGTACCTACAGCAAGGACGGCAGTTCATACAAAGATGATAACAAGTATTTTATCAATGATGTGCCTAAGACATTAAAGGACTTCAACGCATATCTTGATGTTGATATGAATGTGTTTAAGATGTGCAGTAATGTAAATGCTTTTCTTAATCAGAAACCGGCAGAAATGAGAGAATACTTATTCGGGCTTGTAGGCGATGTTACAGACCTTGATATAGCTTCACAGAAAGCCGAATTAGCCGAGTTAGTTCCTTTACTTAATAAATATACAGTTGAGGAATTATCTGCTATGAATAAGGCTACAAAGACCAAGATTACAAAGGATTTACCTATTCTTGACGGACAGATTAAGGAAAAAGAAAGAGATATTCAGATTAAGCAGGGCATTAATACATCTGACCTTGAATTGCAGAAGAACAGTATTAAAGAACAGATTGCTGATTGCGTGGCAAAACAGACTGATAACGACAAGCTGTTAGCTGAATACGATAAGGCTAGTGCAGATATTCTTGATTTGAAATTCAAACAGGGAGATTTATCACGCAAGGCTAACGAGGAAAATATCAAGGTTAGGAGAGATATTGAGGATAAGATTGCCGACAAGAAGTTTCTTGTTAAACAGACAGAAAAGACTATTGCCGATACCGAAAGCCGTGTTGTCAGTTCAGAAAAGGTCATTGAGAATATTAAGGGTTGTTTACAGGTAGAGCGTGATAAGTGGAAAGAAGAAAATGAGCGTAAGTTTGATGATTCAAGTCTTATCTGTCCTTATTGCGGTAATGAATATAAGGAAGATAAGAAAGAACAGTTAAAGGCTGATTTTGCAAAGCATAAGGCTGATAACTTAAAGGCAATTACTGACAATGGCAATATGTACAAGGAAAGACTTGATAAGGAAAAAGCTACGCTTGAAAGTCTTAAAGCAGAGTTACCACAGCATAGAGAAAGTCTTGAAATGCTGAATACAGCCATTGCAGACCTTGAAAAACAGTTATCCGAACTTCCGCAGGAAATTGATGTGACATCTACAGAAGAGTACAAGGCACTTGAACAGCAGATAGCTGAAAAAGAACAGGCTATGCACAAGGCTAATGACATTTCAAGTGTCAAGGCTGAATTAAAGGCACAGGAAAATGATTTAAGGCAGCAGTTGTCAGAGTGTGAGCGAAAGATAGCTGAAAGTAACACAGAAAAAGACGAACAGCGACTTGAAGAATTAAGGGCAGAACAGCGTACACAGGAACAGAATAAGACTAATGCTGAAAAAATCCTTGATTTGCTTGATGAACTGGACAAGGCAAAGAACGAAACATTGTCTGACCGCATTAACAGCCACTTCTCATTAGTTAAGTGGAAGTTGTTTGAACTGAATAAGTCTGGCGGTTACAAGTCGGTTTGCATACCTACAGTTAACGGAAAATCAATTCTTACAACTATGAGCAACAAAGGCAACAGGATTTTAGGCAGAGTTGATATTTGCAATTCTATTCAGAAGATTAGCGGTATGTCAGTACCTATTATCTTAGACGATAGTGAGAGCCTTGACAGCACCAATCAGAAGAAAGTTGCTGAAATGGTTGATAGTCAGTTGATTATGCTGATTGTTGATGACAGTGAGAAGTTAGAGGTTGTGGAGGGATAATATGCAGGGCGAAGACACATATGTACTTACAGTAAGCGATGAAGAAGCAGAAGTTATCAAACAGTTTGTATCAGCAATGGAGAGAGTTACTATTGGCGTAGATAATGATGATATTTGGGATATTATGGAAACCATCGCAAACAAACGGACTTCTGGTAGCGTAACAGGCATAATGATTATGTATAAAGAAAGCGAGGAATAATTATGGCATACAAAGCGTTTAATCCAGATTTTACTTGCAGAGGCAAGCAGTACAAAGAAAACACAACATATGAAGAAAATGGAAATGAGATATGCGAAGCTGGTGTGATACATTATTGTGAAAATCCATTTGATGTACTGGACTATTACCCTCTTGTAAACGAGAATGGCGAGATTTCAGAATTTGCAGAAGTTGAGCCGCTGGGAAAAGTTTTTAAAAGAGAAAACAAATGTGCAACTAATAAGCTTCGCATTAAAGCCAAGTTGGGCTTAAAAGGTTTTATTAAGGCTTGTATAGATTTTACTCTGGAGAAAACGAAGATTGAGGAAATTGAAGATGGCATAGAAAATGACAATGGCAATAATTCCGCAAAGATAGGTTCAAGCGGAGATTCCGCAAAGATAGGTTCAAGCGGAGATTACGCACAGATAGGTTCAAGCGGAGATTACGCAAAGATAGGTTCAAGCGGAGATTCCGCAAAGATAGGTTCAAGCGGAGATTAC